CTAGATTAAAAGCATGTCCTGGATTGCTAAAAGAAACTTTTTTGTATTTTGGTCCAGGGTAGCTGACCAGGCTATTTAAAGTGCGTAAATTGATAGGCTTGTCTTTGTAAAAAACGGCGTATATTGCATCAGCCGCTAGGACTTCTTCACTCTTGTATGTGCGGGCGTTTGTGTTGGTTAAAATGATTGTTGGCTTGGGTCTACTCATACTTTTATTTATCAAAAGTATGCGGTTAATGGACCGATAACTACCGCTTAAATGTAGTCTTTTGGACTAACTGGAACAAAATTCTTTCCAAATAAAACGATACAGCTTTTTTCACTATCTGCATGGGTGGCTACTACAGTCCAGTCACCATCCTTTCCGTACCAAAAAGACATCAATACATCTTCTTGAACTTTGCCCAATCCAATGATTTTCTCGCCATTGTTACCAAGTGCTTCTTTAACTTCTTTGGTACTACTACATACCCATTTAGAGTCAGCTAAAAAGGTTTTTGCTAGTACAGGTAAACATAGTGCAACAAGATACAGTCCTGCTAGTGCAAGAATTAATTTAGTTATAGCCGGACGCCAGCCATTCAGTATGTTGTTGAGCATTATCACTAGCCTTCTGTAATCCATACTTACCACAGAACTTCATAAAGTGAGGCCCTACGCTAGGATATCTTTCTCTTTGTACAGCTTCGGCAATGCCTTGATCCAGTACAGACTTAATGTTATCGGGTTGTGCAGACAGATCAATAATAGCACGGTTGCGTTCATAGTCATCACGCACCAAGTGTTCGACTCCTTCGTGGTCGGTCCAACGCTGGAGCATGAGATTGTTCCACATGAAGCCTTTGTTATGGCGATCAGCAAACGCTTCTTGCAATCCAACTTTATTCTTTGTACCTTTAGTACGCACACCTGGAAACGCTGAGAAGATGTTGTCACTAGTGTCACCACGCATACATTTCTCAAACAGCAACCACTCTGGATCAGGTGCAGGCTTTACTTCCTTGGTCTTTTTATCAACAATAGTTTTACCCTTGTCGTCAAAGTAACCTTCGTGTGTGGTCAGTACTCCGGCAATGCCATTGTACAGTTGAACATTAGGGGCGACCAATTGTTCAAAGTCGCCATCGCTTGAAACGATTGTATGGTTGTCACCAGGATGCAGTTGTATCCAACGAGCAATAAAATCGTCAGCTTCGCATACTGGATTACGCAATACTGTCACATTGGTACGAGTGCTAATGTATTCGTAAAACTTGTCAAAGCTTTCCCAGAAGAGTTTTTCTTCCTCTGCTTCTTTAACAGTATGCGCGGCTCGGGCATCTGCTCGTTGTGCTTTATAAGGTTTATAAACATCTTTGCGCCAGCTTCGACCTTCAAAGCAGAACACAACATGCTTGCCCTTGCGCTCTCGCCACTGTTTAAGAACAGCGGCTAGAATAATATGATAACTCATAGCAACTCGTTCCTCAGGATCACCATTGCGGATCACATGACGGGCACGGAAGAAGAGATTTGCGGCATCAACGATTAAGTAGCTCATATGATTAGTATAACATTAAAAAATGTGTTTGTCAATTACTTTCTTCAACATCCGGTACATCCGGTATAGGCGGCCGAGTAGGATCAACTGGATCGTATAGTTCAAATTTTATTTTACCTGTACGCAATGAAAGCATTGTATGTTGTTCTGGTTCAATTATTTCAATGCTGTCTCCAACTTTAATAATGCCAGATTGTATTACTTGTGTAGCAAGTCCTGTTTTTGTTAGATCAAATTTGTCATAATCATTTTTGGTAAAGTAATCTTTACTATAAAATGCACCTATGAATTTAGGACAAAACGATCTACGACCTGAAACCCGCAAAACAACTTCGTCGCCTATTTTTAATAGTGCATTCAGAGATAGGTTATTGATATCATGCCCAGAAACTAGTATATTTTCTCCAACCCCACCACCAGGTGTGTTAGTACCAAGCTTTTCATTTAGTTGATCAAGCTCTTCTTTAGAAAAAATATTAACTTCGTTGACTCGACGCCGAATATACTCTACACTATTTCTTTTTATATTTTCTGGAGGGTAATAGTGTCGGTCATCTAATACGCCACCAGGACTTACGGCTATCCAGTTAAGACTTAATTTTGCAATAGGAACATCAAGAAGTTGTTTAGTTAGTTCTGTAAGTTTTTCTATCCTAGGTTGACCTATTATTCGAAGTGATAACTTGACTTTTGACTCTCGTCCACGAAAAATTTCTTTGGTTGCATTACGATTAGCAGTGACTTTTGCCAGCTGTTCGTCCAGTGGCTCGCTATTAATCTTAGAGTATACACCTACTACTTTTAAGGTCATTCTTGATTGCGAGTTTTTTCATTTGTTTTCATACGACCGCCGTCGGCAATAAATGAGCCATCAGCAATACCATCCATTCCCACATTGCGGCAAAGGTCAGTAAACCACTGATCTACAATTTCTTCAGGAGTAGGCCCTTTATAACCGTTTGAAATGAGGAACATTACAAATGCAGGATTCCATTCAAGTTCAAAATAACCTTGCTTGGGGTTAGCAGGATCTACATGAGCCTTGATAACATTAACCCACGGCTCCTTGCTATCTTTCATTGACTTTGCAGTAGGTTTTCTCTTAAAGAGATTTTTAATTGATTCAAACATTATTCATCTCCAAACGCAAGATCTTCTCGCTTTTTAAGTTCAAGTAATACATTTTCTCTCCATTCTGTTGTTTCGCCGTACCACGACATGCGTTCTTCATCAGAACGAAAGCATCCGATGCAATATCCCTTATCATCATTTGAACAAATACCAATACAAGGGTTGGTGGCATTTGCATGTTTATCCGAGTCTGTCATAAAATTCTACTTTGTATTCATCGTCTAATGTTTTATGTTTAGTTGGTGGCTGAAATAGTGCCGCAATTTTATTTTTACTACGCTCAATAAATGAAGTCTCTGATTTTGCAGTTACCAAGTAACCGCCATGCCGCAAAGAGTGTACTGTACTGTTAATACGGCAATACTGGCAAATTTCGCTATATTCCAAGAGCAGATATTTTCCAATGTGCGAACAATGATGAGTCCAAGTTTCGTTTTTCTGCATAGTATCGTATATATCAGTTAGTTGCCAGTTTTGTTATTCGTACGGAATATTTCAACATCTTTAATTGCAGATTTTAAGGCCTCTGCGTAATTAAGCGCACCTTGCGATGTTAAACATATATTTGCTTCAGTGCTAACATGACCCTTAGTGAGCAAAGTCCAAATGTGATGCCACCGAGTCTTAGACCAAAAATTACTTCTTGTTGTAGTATAGATTGTTACTGTAATTCCACTATCTTCTGCTTCAACCCATACATTGTGTTCGCAATCTGAACTGCCACAGTCACAGGTAACACGATACATTTTTGAGTCTCCCCAATCATTGTGTTTTAAAATTCCTGTGGCCGGCTTTTCTGCTTTCATGATTGTAATTTCCAATAAAAATGTTCACTACACAAATGATATCTAATCTCAATTACTGGATCATGTGGTCCAGTCCACAAGCATACACCTTCGTATGCAAATCTAAACCAAATTAATTTTCCAGTTAGTTCACACCTTTTGGGGCGTTTCCATATGAATCTTTTACGCCAGATTGCTTTTTTATAAAAGCTTTCTCCGGTGTTCATATAGAAAGGCAATTATTTGCCCCAGCCATTTGACCAAATGTCAACATGCAAGCGGGGACTATAGCGATAGCCTCTTGCAAGTGCTTCATCGGCAATGTGCCTTGTATTTGAAAAGTATGCTTTGTCAGTTCCGCCCACTGGCATGACATAAACTTGACCACCAAACCCTGCCGCACGATATTCACTTACAGCTTGGTCAACTTCATTGAAGTCTAAGATGTTTTCAATTACAAATTTTAAATAAGTGTAGCCTAGAGTCTGATATTCAACAACTACATCAGTCTTAATAGCATCACTCCACTTTTCACCACTTGCACTTAACTTGGGACTTACGCTGAAAGTTAGATAGTCACGGTCTCTGCCAAAGCGAGTCCACTCTTCAAAAAGGTATGTGTGGAAGTCATCATGCAACTTTTGAGTACCATTAGTTTCAAATGTTAAATTAGCCAAGTCGCCCATGCGCGGATTGCTTAACAATGCAGGATATAATTGTTGCCAACCTAGCAAGGGCTCACCACCTGTAATAACAAGATGAACATCGTTGCCATTTGCCTGTTCCCAATGATTATTAGGAGTAAGGTCAAGCATTGCATCAATGCTTTGTTCAACACTATAAGTTGGGCTCAGATGTTTAAAAGCAGGATGCCATGACGCATAGCTGTCACAACCTGTTTGTGCCAATGGTAAGTCATTGAATGTTTTGTATAAGTGAACTTCCTTACCAATGTCATCTGGCTCAGTTGTTTTCTCACCCGCAGGCAATCCAAAGCCTGGGCATTTGAAGTTACAACCAAATGTACGGAAGAA